TGACCGAGATCAATGCGCTGTCTAAGGAGGTTGGACTGCAGTGATCGACTTTCAGGATGCGGCGGTCATCACGACCGTCCTGACCGCCGCCGGTGCGCCGATCTGGGCCGGCATCATCCAGGGCATCATCCAAGTCCTCAAGGCCGTGCCGCAGTTCAGGGGCGCGCTGGACGGTCGCGAGAAGCTGGCTTGCTTCCTGCTTGCCTTCCTCGCTGTTGTCGTCGGCTTCATGGCCGCGCTCCAGGCAACACCGCCCCAGGCGAGCCTCGACATCATCGGCATCGTTGGCGCCGTGTTGGCTTGGTTCACCGTAGCCAGATTGTCGATGGCGTTCTATGACGACTTCATCAGCCGAGAGACGCCTAAGGCGCCTCAGGCAGGCGCGCGTCCGCCTGAGTCGGTCCTGTCCTCGAAGGGCTGGACCGGGGTCTAGATGGATGGCCGAGCATCGGAGATACACCAAGCGCCAGAAGATGCACGCCGTCACTGCTGCGTTGGCGAGCTCGGTGTCTGCTGCTGCGGACTCCACTGGCATCCCGCGCACCACGATCGACTACTGGCTGGACGCGCCAGAGTTCGGCGAACTCCGGCAGAAAACAAGGGACGATCTGGCTGCCGAGATGTCGATGCTCGCTCACCTCGCGGCGTCGAAGCTGGCCAAGGCCATCATCGCTGGCGAGGTCGAGGCGCGTGACCTCATCGTGGCCCTCGGCGTCAGTACGGATAAGGCACAACTCCTCTCGGGCGCGGCGACCAGCCGCACCGAGAACCGGACCTTGACCGATGGCCTCAACGACCACGAGAAACAGCAGCTCCGCGACGCCCTTGACCGACTTCTTGCAGACGCTCCCGAAGCCGCTGCAGGAGTCGATGCGGTCGGAGTTGGGGCCGAGGTTCGCGAATGACCAGCAGCGGGCCTTCTTCGACTCCACTGCTCCTGAGCTCCTGTACTCCGGTGCCTTCGGTGCAGGAAAGTCGCGCATCCTATGCGAGAAGGCTTACTGGCTCGGCCGAAGGTTTGAGGGTGCGCCTATCGGTATCTTCCGAAAGGTCCGGGCCTCTCTCGCGGCGACTACAGCGCGCACGCTCTTCCGCGACGTACTACCGCCCGGTGCCATCGTCCGCAAGAACGTCACCGAGGGTTGGTATGAGCTCGCCAACGGGGCGCGCTTCTGGCTTCTCGGACTGGATGTTGATCCGGTCACTGGCGTTCCGTCCAAGGTCGGCTCGCTCGACCTGGCGTTTGCCTTCGTGGATGAAGCTGTGGAGCTGGATGAGGCGGACTGGGTGATGCTCGCCGGCCGCCTGCGCTGGCCCGATACGCCGTTCACGCAGCTCGCGGGAGCGACCAACCCGGCGGATCCGAAGCACTGGCTGATCGAGCGCTTCAAGGAGCCGGGCCACGCCGAGCGGCTGCTGCTCCATGCGACCACGACCGACAACCGCTTCCTGCCGCCGTCCTACCTGGAGCGCATGGCCGGCTTGTCGGGCATCTACCGCGAGCGCTACGTCAGGGGCGAGTGGATCGCGCTCTCGGGCGGTCTGTTCGACGGCTCATGGATCAAGCTCGGCAAGCCGCGCCAGTGGGTCAAGGATGGCCGGCAGCAGGACCAGCTGCAGCGCATCGTGGTCGCGGTTGACCCGGCAGTGACAGCGGAGAAGAACAGTGACGAAACGGGCATCGTGGTCGCTGGACTGGACTCGGACGGTCACGGATACGTCCTGGCCGACCTATCTGGCCGCATGGCTCCTCACGTCTGGGCACAGCGCGTCGTCGACGCATACCACACGTATCAGGCTGATCGGATCGTCGCCGAAGTCAACAACGGCGGCGACCTCGTCGAGCGCACCATCCGGGGCTTCGACGCCAACGTCGCTTACTCGTCGGTTGTCGCGTCGCGCGGCAAGATAACCCGCGCCGAGCCGATCGCCAACCTGTACGGCATGGGCAAGGTCAGCCACGTCGCCGACTTCCCCGAGTTGGTCAGCCAAATGGTCGGCTATGACGGCAAGGGCAAGAGCCCGGACCGCATGGACGCCCTGGTATGGGCGCTGACCGAGCTGATGCTGACCAGCTACTCCGGTGGCACGGAGCAGTCATGGATCGCGTGACGGGCGTGCCCGCCTCCATGTCGCATGCGTGAGCCACCAGACGGGCAAGGACAGCCCGCACACGCCGCGTCTTACCCAGCAGCGCCTATGGGTGTGCTCGGGCGGTAGGCGCCTGAATGGCAAGCATGGGTGTGACTTCACAACCTCGGACTACGCCGATGCCGTCACCCATGCGACTAGGATGGGCGGCACTCCGCCCGACATGCCCAAGGGGATGTGGGCGTGAGCATCCTCGATGCGCTCCTCGGTAGGCCGCAGAAGGCGGTGATCGAGACTGTCCAGAAGGCCGTGACCGGCCCGGGCGCGGCGATCATGACCTGGGGCACGCCCATCTACGACGTGGCCCGTGACGACTCGCGCATCATCCGCGATGCCCTGACCGTGTACAAGACCAACCGCTGGGTCAACCGTGCCGAGGGTGTCATCAGCCAGCGCGTCGGCGGCGTGGCGTGGCACCTCGAGACCGACGACGGCGAGAAGGTCACCGACGAATCGCCGCCCGAGCTGCGCGCCATCCGCGACCTGCTGGAGAAGCCGCTCGGCGACGAGTTCGCGCGGCGCTATCCGCAGCAGCCGGCCACGCGGCGCTCCCTGTGGGGCATCACGTCGCGCCACATGGGCCTCGCCAACGTCGGCTTCTGGCACCTCAACGAGCGCAATGCCGCCGCCGACTTCCCAGCGCAGATCTTCTACATCCGGCCCGACCGCCTGACGCCCGAGACGACGGCCGGCGTGCTCACCGGCTGGACGCTCGACAAGCACGGCGAGACCGGCGGCACGGCGCTGTCGATCGAGGAGGTGCTGCCCTTCTACCTGGACCAGCCCGACAAGGGCTACTTCGGAACCGGCCTGCCGCAGTCGATCTGGTCGTCGCTGTCGCTGCCCACGAGCATTGACGGACATGCCCTCGACACACTGGCGTCGGGCGGCCGCCTGCCGGGCATCTACGCGCCGAAGGAGGCGGCCGGCTCGGACGTGTTCGACCGCCTGACAACGGACCTGCGCACCATCAAGGACATGCCCGACAGCGCGAAGCGCGATGTCGTGGCGCGGGCGCCGATCGAGTTCACGCCGACCGCTGCCGACATGGCCAGCCTGAACGTCATCGCCCTCGCCCAGATGAGCCGCGACGACACGCTGACCCACTGGGGCGTGCCGCTCTCGACCATCGGCGGTGCCGCCCCGACGGGCATGAACTCGGGTGAGACGCGCAAGTACGACGAGGCTGCGCTGTGGCAGAACGCCGTCCAGTTCCGCATCGACGCGCTGTACGAGACGATTCAGTACCGCCTGCTCGACCGCCTCGCGGCGATCGGCATCAGCGTGCGCCTCGTGATCGAGGCTCCGGCCTTTGACGACGAGGCGCCGCGCTACGACCTGCTCAACAAGGCGTCGGTGCTACCGATGACCAACATGGAGCGACGGGCGATCATCGGCCTGCCGCCGTTCGGTGTCCCCGCCCTCGATAACGCCATCGTCATGCCAATGCAGATCGTCGAGTACGGAACCAGTGTGTCGAGTCGACCCGAGGACGACATTCCGCTGGAAGGTGCACAGGCCGACGTGGCCAAGGCGAAGCTGCCCGCTGCGGGCCTCGCCCGCATGGAGAAGGACCTGCGCAGGTTCCTTGACGAGCAGAGCCGCGAGATCGCGGCCAAGGTGAAGGCCAAGGCCGGACACCTTGCCAAGAAGCCGGGCGACACGTCGGTCTGGTGGAACGCCGCCGAGTGGGACCGCCGCCTGGAGCGCGTACTGCGCCCATACGCCGCGCTCATCGCCGACCAGACGGCCAAGACGGTGCAGGGCCAGCTGGGCACGGGCAAGGCGGGCGAGTTCGCCGACCTCATGGGCAACCGCGTGCTGCTGCGGATGTACGGCCAGATGGGCCGGCGCATCACGGGCATCAACGAGACGACGCGCGACAAAGTCAACGTGGCCATTCGCGAGGGCATCGAGGCCGGCGACGGGGCCGCTGCGCTGGGCGAGCGCGTCGAGTCGGCCGCCGCCTTCGACGAGTACCGTGCCGAGCTCATCGCCCGGACCGAATCGGCCATCGTCCTGAACCAGAGCCAGATCGAGTCGTTCCGCGAGTTCGGCGTGGAGAAGGTGCGCGCCATCGACGGCGACCAGGACCCAGAATGCGCTGCCCGCGACGGCCAAGAGTTCGACATCGACGAGGCGCTGTCGATCACCGATCACCCCAACGGCACGCTCGACTGGAGTCCGGTGATCTCGTCGTCGGGCAAGGCCGACACGGAGGAACAGATGCCATCACAGAAGGCGACGGCAACGTGGGGCATCCCGCAGATCACCGTGCCGCTGACCGTCCAGATGCCGGAGATCCCGGCCACAGTGGTCAACGTGCCCGCGCCCATCGTGAACGTCGAGGCACCGCACGCGCCGGTGGTCAACGTGACCGCGCCGGAGCCGGTGGTGGTGCCTGCACCGATCGTCAACATCGAGGCGCCACAGGCGGCGCAGAAGGCCGAGGTCGAGGGCCCGATGGACGTGCGCGTGGTCGAGATGCCGGACCGGATGCTCAAGAGCCGCAAGATCGTCAAGCGCGACCCGCAAGGCTTCATCAGCGAGGTCGATGAGACATCGCTCGAGGAGACCGCGTGAACTGGCACTGCCCGAACTGCGGCCTGACCGAGACGACTCGCGTGCTGCCCAACCGCTTCCACTCCTGTCCGAAGCTGCACGGCCTCACGGCGCCGCTGCTGAACGGGCCGGGCAAGGTGGAGGCGCGTGAGCGCGAGGACTACGTTGGCGCCGAGAAGGTCTTCATCGCGCCCAACGGGCGGCCAATCATGTCAATCGTGACGACCCGCGAGGACGGCCAGGACGTGACCGTGTTCGCGCCCGCAGCAATAGGAAGGGCTGGCTGATGAGCGAGAACGCAGAGGGCACGGGCGCGGCCAACGACGCGACGGTGAGCACCGACGAGGACACCTACGCGGCAGTCGTCAGGCGCAACGCCGAGGCCGAGCACAAGGCAGAGGTCGAGGCAGCCGAGCGATCGGTGGCCAAGGCGAGAGCACACCTCGAAGCACAGGAGAAAGAACTGGCGAAGGTCAAGAAGGAGCGCACCTAGATGGCTTGGAGCAACAGCAAGATCTTTCTGGCGTACCTCGAGGACTCGCTCGAGAACACCGCCGCGTTGGACGCCAATTCGGACACCTTCAAGGTGGCGCTCTACAACAACTCGATCACGCCCGACCAGACCGTCGCCACCGCGAACACCGTCTACGGCTCGGGCGTCTGGACGGCGGGCTCGTCGCCCAACATCGAGGACACCACGGGCTGGCCGTTCGTCGGCCGCAACCTCGTATCGGTAGCGTCCTCGTTCACGTCCAACGTCTACACGTTCGACGCCCAGGACACCGTGAGCGCCAACGCCACCACGACCCTCGTCAACGCTTACGGCTGCCTGGTCTACGACGACACCGTCGGCGACCAGGGCGTGTGCTTCAACTACTTCGGCGGGGCCAACAGCGTGACGGCCGGCACGTTCACGATTGCGTGGCACACCTCGGGCATCTTCGCGCTGACTTTGTAGATGGCTGACAACACCCGTGGCGGGAGCCAGGACGGCAGCAATCCGCTCATCGCCACTGACGAGGTAACGCACTCGGGCGATACCGCCGACGTTCAGCTGATAAGGCCCGTCCACGTCACGGGCTCGGAGGGTGCCAAGACCGTCGTTGACCTGACTACGGACGACGGCGACATTCAGGTCACGGGCCGCAACGCGGCCATCGTCAGTGACACGTTGTCGTCACTGAACGACGCCATCACGTTCGACGTGGCGAACTACGCCGTGGCTTACATCCGTTTCGTGTCGGGCAACCTCAACGGCACGGTGGTCATCGAGGGCAACGATGGCACGGAATGGGTCTATACGCCAGGCTTCTCTGCTAGCAGCGGCATAGGGCCATACGACACGCTGGACCTTGTTTACTCTGGGACCGTCTTCGATCAAACCTACATCGTCCCGACGCAGGGTATGGCGCAGATGCGCGTCCGTGTAGGCGCCTATACCTCGGGCTCGGCCACCGTTACCTATCGCTTGTCCACGATGCCGAGCGGCATCACGGCGGGTAGCGTCAAGCTCTACGGCGAGGACTACGACAGCGGCGATCCCGTGCCCATCGCGGTCCACGGAACATCCGAGGGCGTGTACGTCAGCGGCGACATCGTCCATGACTCGCCCGACGCAGGCAACCCGGTCAAGATTGGCGGCAAGGCGAATACTGCACCTCCAGCCAACGTCGCCGACGGCGACCGCGTAGATGCCTCCTTCGCGCTGAACGGCTCGCAGCGCGTGGCTCTCGTGGACTCGACCGGAGCCGAGGCGCTGGTCACGGAGAACAACGCCCTGTTCGTCGAGTGGGACAGCGGCTTGGCGACGGTGATCGTCAATGGGCTCGTGGCCCATGACCTGCCCGACAGCGGCGCTCCGGTAAAGGTCGGCGGCTATGCCTCAGCGGCGGCGCCAGTCAGCGTGGGTGCTGATGCGGATCGCGTCAATGCATGGTTCCTCCGCAATGGCGCGCAAGCAACCGTCGTCACTGCGGCCGGCGCGCTGATCGGCGGCGATGCAACCAACGGCCTTGACGTTGACGTTACGCGGTTGCCGGCGCTCGTGGCCGGCACGGCCAACATCGGCGACGTGGACATTGCCTCGCTGCCCGACGAAGGCCAGCAGACGATGGCAAACTCGATCTCGGTCGCCATCGCGTCGAACCAGAGCAACGTGCCGATTGCCATCAGCGCGTCCAGCCTGACGATTGGTGGCGTCGATGAGACCGGCACCAACGCCGTGGACGCCCTGGCGGTGGGCGGCGGCACGCCGCACGACTCGGTCGATTCCGGCAACCCGCTCAAGGTCGGCTTCAAGGCGGCCAACGCGCTGCCGACCGCCATCGCCAACAACGACCGTGCCAACGGCATCAGCGACCTGTGGGGCCGCCAGATGGTGACCCACATCGACCCGGCGCAGCAGGTGTGGAAGAGCTACAACGACACGTCCTCGCGCTCCGCAGGCTCGGCGCAGGTGGTGTGGGATCCGACATCGGGCAAGAAGATCGCGGTCACGCACTACATCATCTCGGCCTACGGCACGACGGCCGGGCGCATCTTCCTGTTCTTCGCTGACGATGCCGACCTGACGTACACGGCGGGTACCGACCAGCCGCTGTTCGTGGGCTCATATGCGCCATCGACCAGCAGCAAGCCGGGCACGGTGTGGACGGGCACGGTGCCGATCTTCTGCACCACCGCCGACCGGCGCCTGCACTACCAGAACGACGCGGCCATCAGCGTCGACGTGGTCATCTACGGATACGAGTGGTGACAGTCTCATTCCGCGCCGTCGGCACCTGGGAGAACGGCTCGACCGGCCTGACGGCCGACGAGGTGCTGGCGGTCCCCGCCGCCCAAGTAACCGGCGACATGATGCTCGCCATCGGTTGCTGGAAGGACTTTGCCATCACCGCTCAGATCAGCGGCTGGACCGAGCTGATCGAGATCGCCGACGGCACGACCGGCACCGGCAACGGCACCGGCTCGATGAAGATCGGCGTCTGGTACAAGGAAGCGACCACCGACACCGAGTCTGACCCGACGCTCGACTTCTCGACCACGACCGGCCTCGTCGGCGAGGGCGTCATCACCGTGTTCTCCAAGTCGCTCTCGTTCTGGTCGACGCCCGAATACCGGCAGGCCGCGTGGACCGCCTCAGCGGGGCCGCAGACCATCTCGGCGGGCACGACCATCGACGTGCCGACGGGCAGCGCGGTGATCGGCATCGCCGCTATCCGCGACGACTCGGGCACCTTCACGCGCGCTTCTGACAACATCCGCGACTCAGGCTCCCTCGTCACCTGGAACGGCAACTACGTCGAGTCGCCGGCCACTCACGCATCGTGCACGACCGGCGACGACATGAGCTGCGATGCGGGCTACCGACTCGTTACGACCGGCGCAGCGGGCGTCACGCTGCAGCTGGAGATCGAGGCCCTGTCGGCGAGTGAGACCGGCAACCTGCTCTGGGTCGTCCTCAACGACACCAATACGAGCTTCACGCCCGTCGATCCGATGGGTCAGAGCGGGTTCTTCGGACTATGAGCCTACTGCTCCTCTTCAACTCCGATGCCGGCGTGTTCACCGTCGCCGATGCCGGTGCGGCAACCGGCGCGGGCGCGGGCGCCGATGCCTCGATCATCATCGTCCCCAACGCCGAGGTCGGCACCGGCACAGGTGCAGCCCAGAACGCGTCGGCGCTGCTCCAGCCCTCATCTGGTGTTGCCACCGGATCAGGTGCCGCAGGTGGCCCGTCGTCGATGGTCCAGCCCAACGCCGAGCTGGCATCGGGCACCGGCGCCGCGTATGACGCCACGGTCGACACCAGCACGCAGACGACCGCGAGCGCGGGCGCTGCCACCGGCACCGGCGAGGCGGTCGGTGCCTCGGTGTCGCTCGCTCCTGGCGCAGGCGTTGGCAGTGGCAGTGGTGCCGCAGGCGGGCCGGCAGCATCGGTCACGGTCAGCACCAGCGCAGCGACGGGCACGGGTGTCGCCTACGACGCCACGGTCACCGTCAGCGGCGGCACGGTGACAGCCAACGCCGGGGTCGCAACAGGCACCGGCCAGGCATACGACGCGACCGTCCTCGGCGCGGGTGAAGGCGGCGGCCGGCTGATCCGCCGGGCCGTGTACGCCGACCGTCGACTGGTCCAGCTTCGCCGTGAGGACGAGGAGATATTGGTGGTGCTCTCGTGATGAAGGCCGAGCTGACAGCGGCAGAGATCAACGCCCTGCCAGATTCCGCCTTCGCCTGCATCGACCCGGGCGGTGAGAAGGACGAACAGGGCAAGACGGTGCCACGCTCCAAGCGCCACTACCCGCATCACCGGGCCGACGGCTCGCTCGACCTGCCGCACCTGCGCAACGCGCTGGCACGCGTGGCCCAGGACGACACCACTTCATGCGGAGAGGACCATCTGAAAGCACACGCGCAGGAGGCAAAGGTGGGCGTATCAAAGGCCGAGCCGCTCGACGCCGACGCGACCGAGGCGTGGTTCGCGGGCAAGGTGCCGAGGCGCCTGCTCGCCATCCCGTTCTCCGGGCCCATTCCGGGGCCGGCTGGCAAGAGCCTTGATCTCGACGGCGAGTACTTCGATGCCAGCACGGACATAAAGCCGGACTGGTTCGATGAGCGGCCGGTGGACTGGCATCACTCGCAGGACCCGTCAGGGCGCATGAACGGCGTGCTCATCGGCAAGGCCAAGAACCTGCGCATGGACGACGACGGCTGGTGGGTCGATCTCTGGCTCAACGCGGGCGAGAAGCGCCTGGCGCTGGTCAAGAGCCTCGCCGAGAAGGGTGCCGAGCTGTTCGGCTCGTCCTACGCCTATCCCAACCTCGTGAAGCGTGGCAAGGCCGGGCACATCGAGGTCTGGCCGTACATGATGCAGACGCTCTCGACCTCTCCACAGAACATCCACAGCACCATCCGCCCGGCGAAGGCCGTGCTGGATGCCTTCAACCAAGCCGACATTGCGGTTGATGCCCGCCTCGCGGACATCCTGACCGAGCTCGAGACCCTGCGCGACCTGGACGCCAACCTCACGGGCGAGGCGGCGGCGAAGGCGGGGCGTGAGCTGTCGGGCGCGAACCTGCGGGAACTGGATGCGTGGCAGGAGTTCGTCGACGAACTCACCAAGCGCATCGACACGTTCCGCAAGCGGGTCCGCACCAAGTACGAACCGAAGGAGGGCGTGCCCTCCAACAAGAAACCCGAGTGACTGACACACTCGAAGAGGTCAAGCAGAAGGCCGACGCAGCCTTTGCCAACCTCGAGCAGCTGACCTCCGAGCTCAAGGAGGCCAAGGAGAACGGCGACGGCGCTGATCGGATCAACGCCCTGGCCGACAAGATCGACGAGGTCGCCAACGAGGTTGCTGCACATGACGGAGATCGCCAAGGACGTGCGCACGCCGTCCAAGGCGGCGGCCATCCTCGGCGAGATCGCGGAGTCGGGGTCGAACACCGACCGCTTCTTCCTGAACCTCGCCATCGCCCAGAACCCCAAGGCGCCGACCCAGGAGCGCATGGCCGCCGAGAAGGCCCTGCTCGACATGGGCTCGACGTGGAAGGGTGTCCCCTCGGAGAGCAAGGCCACGCTCGGCTCGACCGACGCAACGGGCGGCTACGTCGCCCCGCGCGCCGTCGTCGCCGAGATGACCACTGTCCAGTCAGCAAACAACCCATTCCGTCGTCTCCTGAACGTCGTGACCGGCATCCCCGGCCCGACGGTCGAGGTGCCGCACGTCGGTCTCGCGCCGACCCGTGCGGTGGTCATCGCCCGTGGTGAGACCAAGACCAACGCGAACATCGCTTTCAGTAACTACTCAGCGACGTTCTACACGCTGGCGGTCATCCACGATGCGGCCAACCAGTGGCTTCGCCAGACTGGCGGCACGGGTGAGCGTCTGATCCGCGAGCGTGGCGCACAGGCCATCGCAAGCGGCGAGGCGTACTACATCCTGCAGGGTTCGGGCACGAGCGAGCCGAAGGGTCTGCTGACCTCGATCGGCGGCTCGGGCACGTTCGTGACCACGCACTCATCGCCGAGCATGTCGACGATCGCGGGCAACTTCGCCACGGCAATCGCCAATGCGTCGGCTGCCATCGCCGGACGCAACCGCACGGCCACGGGCGTCGTGATGAACAGCTCGGACTTCTGGCAGTCGCTCGCGGCTGGCGCCGACGCGGCTGGCTTCTACCTCGCACCCGGTGGTGCGAACACGGTTGACGCCACTGGCGCGTTCAGTGACGGCACCTTCGCAATGCGCATCTGGGGCCTGCCCGTCGTGGTCAGCAACCAGATGCCGACCGATTCGCTCGTGGTGGGTGACTTCCGGTCGGCAGACCTGTACATCGGCGAGGACTTGCGAGTCGATACCTCGACCGAGGCTGGAGATCGGTGGGATAAGAACCTCACCGGCTTCCGTTTCGAGGAGGACATCGCCTTCAACGCCGATCCGTATGTGTCGGCCGGCTTTTTCCAACGCATCGTCAATGTGATGCCCTAGTCACTCGGGTTGAGTGAACGACTGGCCGCCGTAAGCGGCCGACGATCCCCTAGCTGGAGGACGGAATGGCAGAGAAGAAGGCCAAGGCAGAGGCTCCCAAGGAGGAGCCCAAGGAGCAGAAGATCGACAACTCCGGCCTCGAAGAGCTGGTCGGCCAGTCGATCGACGATCGCATGGCGGCGCTGCTCAAGGACCACAAGAAGATGGGCGCCCGTTGATCGAGGAGCCAATATGGCGCCAGTTCGGCATGGTCACGATGGGTACTCGTCCCTCGACGGTGGACCACGACGTGTGCTACTCGTCGATCGTCGAGGACGAGTACCACGTGCGCCAGTGGGACCCGTTCGGCGGCTGGGCGATTGACATCGGCGCCCACGTCGGAGCAGTCACATGCGCCCTCG